TGTTACCAAAACCCAACGGATTCCTATCTTCTTTAGGGTGAGGCATAGTGTCCGCCTCCCGAGAAGGGGCTTCTCCGCCACGCCCGAGGCCGGCGTTTACTTACCGGAGGCCGAGTCGCTAATACACTTTTCCCGCCATGCGTCGGTAAGTATATACCAATAGGCTTACTGGAATTGCATGGTGAGCCACAATGAAGGTGCAAAAAATAGTAAGTTTAGATGAAAATACGATGAGAATTAGCCAAAAGATGGACAACTTTAGCCAATGGGTACGAATGGGCCTCAGAAGTTATGAGAACGGAGAGGATTTGGCAACCGAAACCATGCGTCGTATCAAGTGGGCCAAGGTCGCACAGATATTTGCAGCAACAATTATCGAACATTCTATCGAACTCGATGAGAATTACCAGGGATCAGTTGAAGAATTAATTGCCCAGGCATTGAAAGAGGTTCAGAACCAAACATCATTGAGGGATTTTGAATGAAAATAATGCTAGTTAGAAAATGCAAGCGATGCAATAAGACGATCTACCGTATTGAAAAAGAAAAGAATCCTTCTGATGTTTACAAAGGATCAATGATTGCACTTCATATGATGTCATGCGACAGAGAAAGGTATGACAATATTATTGCTGAACATTTTATTGGGGTGGAATAATGACATGCGACGGTAAACATCTCAACTGCACCGGTGAAGTTGATGATTGTGGTTGCGTTTGGGAATACTGCAAAGAATGTTCTTATTCAGTTTGTTATCAAATGTGCGATGAATGTTTTAATCGAGAAGGTTCAGAAGATGAATGGCCGGAGAATTAGATCCATGAAGGTCTTTGAAGAAGCTCTTGTTTCTTGCGTTCGATATATTTCTTCGTATCACTGGCTTTTTCTCTCACTTGCTGTCCTCTATTCTTGTACCCTGTAATAGTTTTATTATAATAATGGGTTGCAATTATTTCCACGTTGCGCCCTACGTTGAAATATCCTGAGTCGTTTGGATCTCCTGAGAAGTAATGGATGTCTTCTTCACCGAATTCCCCACCGGAAATAAACCCAAGATAATTATCAATACCACTTACTGGATCTATTTCGTTCGATATAATTCCACCAGCAACAACCGCGGCTGTCACTCCTTGGGTCACTGGATGAGTTAGAACGGCTCGTACGCCCCATCCTGTGACAGAGAAGGTTAGTTGAGGATTCAAAAGAGCTGCAGTACTCAAAGCCCCCCCTGCAAACCTCAACGCATCCATGAGTGCATCATCTTCTTCCCTGGTATTAGCATAATAAACTGTAGACCAGATGGTAAGTAATTTGAAACCTTTACCCAAGGTTACATTCGATACCATTCTAATCACAACTGTTGAAGTTCGTATGAATTCTTAAGCCTCATCATGTATGGGAGATCATCTTCTTGAGCCACAATAACCTGGATAATGAATCTTGATGCTGGACTTCCAATAATGCTTCCATTTAAATCGGTCATTAAAGGCATTAAGAATCTATAACACCAAAGGCGATCTTGAGCAAACGGTGATGCACTAGAGAAATCTTTCACATCCACTGTTGTTTGAATTGTTGCAGCTTGTCCGAGATTGGAATTCTTTGCCATCAATCTCCAAGTACCCATTATGATTTGATTAAAGTCATCAACAGTTCCAAGCATTCCAGGTGCAGCATTATTTCCTACGCTAACATTAACCATTGCAGTGTAAACATCTAAAGGAGTTAATCTTTTTACAGAAACAATGTCTAACACTTGGTAAGAATCTACGGGATCTTCTGGTACTGTTGCACTTCGATAGTAAACACCAGGGTCTTGAAGAATCGCTGCTTGTGGAAACATAGTTAGATCGTCTAAATCTAAATTCACATCAATGTAACTTTCATAGAACACAAATGCACCACCCGTACTCCATCCATTTAGAGCTGGGTACCCACTTGTTGGATCATAGGTGCCCAGGTAATTAGGGACCATTAGTTTCAATTGCCTTGGACCTTGTAGTGCTTTAGTTGTACGTGCTGCTTTAGCCATATCATCTCATCCTCTTTGCTACTTTATGCGCTTCCTTTTGTGCTCGCTTGAATCCGTTCTTTGCCCAGGCTCCGGACTTGAGTTTGTATTTTCCAGCGACTCGCTTGAAAGCCTTACCGTACTTGATACTGTAAGCACTCGCTTTCCTCTTTGCCTTCTTTTCAATAGGGGCAGCAAGTTTACTAATCGGTTTAGCAAGATCAGTAGAGACGCCAGCACTAACCAACAACTCCTGAAGCAACTTGCAAGTTTCGCAAGCCACGGCAATCATGCCTCTGCTGTGGATTGTATTGCAATAGCCATCCAGTCTTTGGTAGATAGTTTAACTACACGGCATCGAATTCTAGCTGTTACATATACATCATTGAGAGCTGCAGATACTGAAAAGTCCGGTCCAGCAGTTAGGTAAAGCGTATCATTGACCACTAAGAAAGCCTCACTGAGAGAGGCAGGTCCAAAGTTATCAGGATAAAGGTCAGTAGTATGAGTTGCAACATTGTTAGGTTGATCGATGTTTAATCCACCTGAAGCAATTAGAGATTGACTGTCCCCTCGAACAAAGGCAGTTCCTGGGTTTAAATCGGTGAGTTGAACACTGATTGCCCCATTGGTTTGAAGCATTGAGGAGGCATCAGTACCAAAGTCAGTTCCTACCTGGTAAACGAAGTCTACTGATTCAATAGCAATTGCTTGACCAGTAGGGACATTCACATATGCCGAGAGATCTACAGTTGCTTGAATTCGTCCACCTGATGCTGTAGCAGGTGGTATAGTGGTGGTTTCGGTTAGGTAAAATGAGCCGGTCATTGATTTGGTCATACAACCCCCCCATCGCTGACGGTGTATAAAGTAAACCTACTTTCATTATGTTACCAAAACCCAACGGATTCCTATCTTCTTTAGGGTGAGGCATAGTGTCCGCCTCCCGAGAAGGGGCTTCTCCGCCACGCCCGAGGCCGGCGTTTACTTACCGGAGGCCGAGTCGCTAATACAC